AGATATGGACTTGGCGTTGTTGTTGCTGGCGGAGTAACCGAGGAGCAATATACTACGCGCTTATTTGACGGGCTCTTCGTAATATTCAAAACCCGAAAAGTTATCAAGGTACTGGTTGAAATGAAAGATGGCGAGAACACCGAGCGCTTTTTGAGGAGTCCGAGTGAGTGTTTCAAGGTAATTGATAATGAAACGTAAAATCAAAGGACGCAACTACAAAACGCCGACGCCAAAAGTCTACAGACTAAAAGAGCGCCGCACAAAACAATTTATCCGTAAACAGCTGATAAATAAGAATGGGGCAGTGTGTACAATATGCGGCGATCCGATTGAAACAATGAAAGATTGTACGATCGACCACATTATACCAATTAGCAAGGGTGGCTTGACGACGATTGAGAACTGTCAGTTGGCGCATAAGAATTGTAATGTAAAAAAAGGTGATAAAATATGAATTCTTTTAATCTTACGATTAGCGGGCAGGTCCCCAGCAAAAAGAACAACAAGCGTATTTTGAAAAACCCACGCACTGGCAACAGATTCATTGCTAACAGCAAAAGGTTCAATGATTGGTATGAAATGGTTATCAAGGAAATGACTCTTATTTCTAAAAATCGTAAATTCAGAAACATGAAGTACGCAAATCCTTTGGAAGTGACGATGGTTTTTTATAATAAAGATAACGTCAGACACGATCTCGACAATATGGCAAGCAGCATACTTGATTTACTGGTTGATGCTGGTTATTTAGAAGATGATTGCTGTAGAATAGTCAACCGCTTGATAATAAATTTTGGCGGTCTTGATAGAAAAAATCCTCGTGTGGAGGTAACTATAACAGAACTAGCGGAATAGCTAATATATGTTATAATAATAAAAGTTATATTGGAGGGCAGTGGTGATAAATTTGGAAGGCACTGAAAATTATGGCTATGATGAGTGGTTAGAATTCTTTCGAAAAGTACCAGCCGCTGAACTGATTAATTCTATAGAAGAACTAAAAGCGAACCTTCCCGGCGATGGCTACGCAGCTGCTATGCGCTGGCTCGACATTTTCGATAACCCGAGCAAGATGGACAAATTGTATAAGGGCAGACTTGATAAAGAGGCTGAAACTGACATTATGGATCTTGCAATCGGCGATGACGACGAGAAGTTTTATGAGAGCTTGATTCGCCAAAACGTTGAGCAGCTTACCTCGTCAAGTATTTCACAACAAGAAGTAGCGAGGTTGTCGCAGAATATCAATATCTTTAGAAAAGAGCTGCGGGACATTCGGTCCCGTCGTCCAAAAGCTGGTTCGGTCCTGGAAAAGGTCCTAGCGAAAGCGGCAGCGCCCTCTAGTGCCACGAAAAAAGCCAAAAAACCAGCCAAGCCTACATCTAAAAAGGCTAAAACCGCACCTAAGGCTGTAAGAGCAACGAAAAAGAAAAAGGTGACCGAGGATACCTCTAATGCCGCGAAAAAAGCGAAAAAATAACCAAATACCGCGAATTGATTTATATATTCCTGGCGACACTGAAAAGGCCGAACTTTTATTTGAACTGCTCGATGAATATGGGATGGTCCTACTGGAGTGGCAGCGTTTGGTGCTGCGTCGATGGTTGGCTGAGGGCGAGGGCGGTAATTTTGTCAATCTTGATTGCGGCTTGAGCGTGCCTCGCCAAAATGGCAAAACTGAGATTATTGTAGCGCGGATCATTTATGGTATTATTTTCCGTAAGGCTAAAGGCTTATTTACTGCTCAGCAACAGAATACGGTCGATGTTGTTATTAAACGTGTACAAGATTTTTTCTATGAGAATGAACATCCAGAAATATTCAATTTATTAACGCCGAGGTTTCGTAAAAAACCAAGGAATTATAAGTTTATCGAATTTTTGAACGGCGCTGAGTATCATTTCTACACCAGAACACGCATGGGTGGTTTGGGGTCCACTAACGACGATCTGATATGTGATGAGGCTGCAGAGATGCTTGATTCACATCAATCAGCACTAGTGCCAACGACTTCGTCTGCTAAGACAGGAAACCCTCAAATTATCTACGCTGGAACGCCGCCAATGGCTGAAACTGTCGGTGAGGTGTTTGCCAGAAATAGGCGGAACAAGCTAGCAGGTGCTGCTGGTGTTTGGACTGAGTGGGGAGTTGAAAAGATTACTGACGTACATGACAAGGAAGCTTGGTTGGCTACCAACCCATCACTGAATATATTTTTGCTTGAAAAGGTGATACAGACTGAAGCCGACAGTATGACAATAGATGACTTCAATCGTATGAGGCTTGGTTGGTGGGATGGTATTGATAATAAGCGAGCAATTAAACAGACAGATTGGGATGACCTTGCTACTGAGAAACCTGGCTTTGATGATAGTTTTAAGCCTGTATATTCTGTAAAGTTTTCACCAGACAGAAGCTCGTGGTCACTCGTGGTTGCTCAGCCGCTAAAAGATGGTCGTGTGCATGTTGAGGTGGTGATGAGCCGCCCGATGAGTGAGGGGTTCCATCGTCTATCAAAATGGCTGATCGAGCGTTGGAGACAAGCAGCAGTGATTATACTTGATGGAGCGACCGGAGCGCCAATACTGTTTGAGGAGCTTGTAAAAGCTGGCATTCCTAGAAAGCGTATTATTCTGCCGAACATGAAAGAGGTGGTGGCAGCACATCAGTTTATGAGAGACGCTATTGATAGAGGTGAATTATCTCACTATGACCAGCCGCTATTGAATCAGACGGTCCGTATAACAAAGGAACGGTCATTTGGCCGGTATGGTGGTTTTGGATGGGAGAGCATGACTGACAAATTGTCGACGGCTCCGCTCGACGCTGCAACGTTTGCTTTTTGGGGGCAAAAGGTATTTCCGAAAAAACAGGTTACTGCTAGAGACAGACAGATGAGGGCTGATCGCTGGCAGCAGATATTAAGTAGTCTATAGTAAAGTTTTCCACAGGTTTAACAAAAAAGTTTATGAAATGTATGTAAAGTGCTTGCATTGTGCATGCATGTTTGTTATAATAAAGACAGTCAAGCGAGGCACATTAACAATTAGAGGATACAACAATGAAACTAATCACAATAAAAGCTTTTATCGGAAGCGACAACCAAACCAAACAACTCAATGTCGATACAATCGTATCAATTGTAAATACAAACCACGAAGCCTTTACCTTGCAATATCCAGTCATCGGATACTGGAGAGGTGAGGCAGAGGAAACAGCGGTACTCTATCTATCAGACGAACGCCAAAAGGTGATGAACACACTCGGCGAACTAAAAGAGGTGCTAAACCAGGAAGCGATCGCTTATCAGATAGAGAATGACTTGCAGCTAATATAAACTAAACGCCTCGCTTGGCGTCAGGGTATCCTCATAAAAAAGGAGGCGGATATGCCAACAATAAATCAAATTACTAAAAAAGATGGCAAGATCATCAAGACTAAGGTTGATGTGCCTACGCCAATTTATAACGTACGGATCAAGCAGGAAGTGTACGAACGCTTAGTTGTGTTAGCCGCAGAGAACGGTCGCAGCATAACTGGTGAGATAAACTACCGCCTTGAGCAATCGCTTAAAAAATAGTATCATATCTGAGCGATTGTTGTGATTAGCAGTCGTTGTTGTAGAGCGCTCCGTTTGTTCGAGCGCTTTTCCTTTTTTTAAAACAAGCCCCACCTTACCAAGCTCTTGAATTTGGCGTAGGGTTGATATCATCTGGCAAATCATCCCCCGGCATCTTTGCCCCCTTGCGCCTGTTGCATATCCTGTGAGCAAGCTGTAGGTTATCTATATCATAAGGTGAACCACCACGTGAAACTGGTATGATCTCGTCTAGCTCTGGTGACATCGGGCTACCTGCGGCTAAAGTCTTATCGACTTCGCGGCCACAAATGCCACAAGTATCTTGCATAGCATAAACTCTTTTGCGCAAATCTTCTCGCAATTTTGGGAACTGTCGTCGTGGATCTTTAGCTGTTGCATACTTCCTGCGCTGTGCCATAAGATTATTATAAAATAGTATGATATTTTTGTAAAAATATTGACATAATATAATTTTTGTGGTGGCGGGGAGGGTGTATATCCCGGTCCCAGAGGCGCCAAGCGCGGTGAGTGGGGCTATTTTCACGCGAGGAAAAAAACGAGTTTTTCTGGCGGGTGCGCGGGTGATTGATTTAAGGGGTAGATGATGGTATAATATGGGTATTATGACGGAGGGACAGCGTGACTATTTGGCTGATCTGGCACTGCGCAAAGGTGTGGTGCTGGAGGACACTGACAACAAGTCGGTTGCGTGGGCGAGCAAGAAAATTGACGAGCTGAAGGCAATGGATGATGCAATATTCTCAGAACCAACGGCAGAGTTTTCAGAAAAGGTTACAGCGGCCGTAGACAATATCATCAAGGGGATACAGTTGTGGACTTTTCAGAAATAACGCTAGATACGGCCGGTGGTGTAGACAAGGTTGTCGCGGCTATTTTACGCGAGGGTATTTCGCCAGATGAAAAAATAGAGCTGGTGGCAGACGTACTGAAGCGGACTGGCCGCGAGCTGCATGGCAAGCTGTATTCGCTATCGAGCGAGGTGTTTGGCTCGGCGGCGATGCTGAGCAGTGGGTATGATGCGGAGCTGGCTGATCAGGCGGAGCGGCTGGCAGTGAAGATCGTGCGCAATAGCGCGCTGAATCGGCAGACTGCTGTGATGCTGCTGAAAGAGTATTGCGATGTAGTATTGGCGGCGGCGCAGCACGAAGCTTTTACGAATGCAAAGTCTATGCAAAAACACCCGACATTGACACGGCGCGCTAATGTCGGCAAGCCAGACTGCGCGTGGTGTCAGAAAAAGGCTGGAGTATATGTTAATCCGACGAGCGATGATTTCAAGCGGCACCGTAAGTGTGACTGCGTGTTTGAGGTGAGCGGTTATAATTCGCGCAATGGTGTGCTAAAGAATTTTAAGAAAGGATAGCTATGATCGGCATAGATATTGAGTTTAAGAACAGACCTAATGAGGACGGCACGCTGTCGAGCTTTACGATCAAGGATTGTTTGGTGTCGCAGACGAGTACGCCGACCGCAACCAAGCCTGAGGTGATGGTTCATATCCCGAAGACGAGTAGCGAGACTGTCGATGGAGCGTGGTTTGACTATAAAGGACACTCGTATCACGTCGTTGGTACGACTGTACCGCTGATTAAAGAAAATACGCCGTCTAGGTGGGACAGATATTGCATCGCGCAGCGGATATATTAAGACATCCTGTTGTGGACATGTATATAAAATGGTATAATATAGTAAATAATCAAAAGGAGGGTATTATAATGATTATTCGTAACAAAGAGTCTGGCGAAACAATTGAAGTGATGGATGACAGCATTATTGCTGAATCTGCTTGGGAAGTAGTGGAGCCAGAGTCGGCTAGCGATGAAGAAGAGTCCGTAGAGTCTTCCGATGATAAAGACTCCGAAATTGAATCTGATGCTGAAGTCGAAACTGAAGATGCTGGCAAAAGTAAGAAAAAGTGATATAATATAATCATTACAACGCCACGCTTGCGGCAAATGCGGATAAATAAAACTATTTATTCGCATTTTTTATGGCAGAACTCAAAGACTTTACCACTAAAGAAAAATTAGCCGAAATATGGCGAGCCTTGGATGTTGACGAGGAAAAGCGAGCCGAGGCGCTTATTCACATGGCGTCTGCT